TCACACCTGCCCCATGGCCCCGGCGATGTCGCGCCGAACGGCCTGTTCCAGCGCCGAACCCGACTGTTTCAGGGAACGCCGGGTGATCTTCATGGTGATGCCCAGGGTATGATCCGGCTTCATCGCCCGGTCGGTCGTGGCGTAGACGGTCGGCCCCGCGACATCCGCCGTTTCGCCATCCTGCCAGCCTGCCGACACGCTCGACGTGACAACCGGCCATTCCGCCGCGCCCTGGTCGATTGCAATCATCTGTCCGCCCATGGCGCTGGCCATGCTATCGGGAAACAGCCGGTCGATGATCGGACGGGTGGAAACCGGGTCAGGGGTGCCACCGGCCACCGTCTCACCGGCCCGTTGTTCCAGCGCCTGCCACGGAACCGGGATACCACGGAACCCACCAGCCGACCGCAGCTCCTGCACGATCTCGGCCGTCTGCCCGTCAATGGCCCGCCCCTCGTCCAGGTGCAAGGCAACTTGGCGCATCTCGAAACCGGCCATCATCTCGGCCCATTCCCGGCTGGAACGAGTTTCCAATTCGCCCTTGGCCTGTTCGCGTTCCTCGTTCTCGCTGATCAGGGCCGCGCGATAGCGCCGCTCATTGTCCTGGTATTCCGAATCCAAGGTGTCGATCTTGGAACGGGTTTCGTCGGTCAGGGTTTCCGCCCCGGCCATCTCGGCCAGCGCCTGCCGGATTTCCGACTGCCGACGCTGGATCTTCACTGAATCAAGCATTGGTTACTCCTTTTCGCTCGATCGGTTGACGTGGCCAGCTCGGCCACCGCTTCGCGCCATGCGGCGCGTTCTGGGTTGGGCTTGTTGCCCAGCTCCACGTTGGTTTGTGTCGTGTGACATCGCGCGCAAAGCGTGAGGCAATTCGCGGGATCAAAGGCCAGCTCGGGGTGATCGGCCACGCGCTTGACGTGATGAACCTCCAGCCGCCGCCGCGCGCCGCAATGCTGGCAACACCAGTTGTCACGCTCCAGAACCGCGTGTCGCACCGCCTGCCATTCCTTGCGCACCAGCGCCCATCTGCCCGGTCTCTTTGTCATTCCAGCGGCCCCTCGCATGTGAACTCCAGCAGTTGACGACGACGCCCCTGGGCAGGCTCCTTGATGCCGACGATGCCCCAGAGCTGGCCCTCATGCTCGATCCGGTCGTCTGCCGTTATGCCTCGGGTGAACTCGGTCGATCGGCATTGAAACCTGATCAGGGATCGCTCGCGGAATACGCCCGCTTCGACGCTCTCGCGGTCGCTTACGTCCATACGCAACGCCGGGATCAGCTCGCCCAGATCGGACCAGGACAAGCTCGATCCTCCGAACCCGTCATCCGTTTCCGTAGCCCGTCGGAACTGAATTCGACGATCAAGTCCTGATGCTACGCCCATGCCATCCTCGCTTGTCTGACAGGCCGCGCCACGATCCGCTGGCCTTCGGCCACGGCCAGAACGGTGGCCGATGCCGCGTCGATCCGGCCTTTCGATCTCGCCTTGGCAATCTTGATGTTGTTGGCCGGGTCACGCAGGCACACCGCATCCGCGAACGCAGAACGCAGCAACAGCGACGGGGTGGTTTTCACCTTGCCGTCATAGGCCGCGCGCCGGAATCGCTCCGCATCCTCGCCGCCATCCCTGAACCCCATCCCGCGCCAGACAATCGGCGCATGTATGCCGGCCTTTTCAATAGCCTCGCCCAGCTCGGCCTGCTTGTATCTATCCATGATCAGGGCAGTGACGTGCTCACCTTCAACGTGCCGCATAACTCCGGCCAGCCACATGGCAACGGGAACCGTCTTTTCGCCCAGGGTGAACAACTCGCCCCGCTCGGCCATCTCGACATACCGGCCTGACACGCCATCCGATGCGCCACGATCTGCCAGCGACGGGGTGCTGGGAAAGGTGCCCAGGCATTCCAGACGCCCGCTTGCGGGCCAGTAGAACGCCGCCGCGCTCATGCTGGCACTGCCGCCCAGGTCGATGCCGATAACGCATTGGCCCTCGCGCGGGGGAACCTCTGCCGCCTCGCAATTCAACCACTCGTCAACCGTCAGCAACAGGTCGCGTGTTTCGCCGGAAACCCTCTCGTTTCGGTTATACAATCTGAAGCTTGTCAGGGTGGACCCGCCGCGCTGAATAGCCCGTCGCGCTTGGCCTTGCAGCCACTCCAGCGACGAACCGATGCCCGCCGCCGCGCCGGGGTTGGCCTGTTTCAGGCTTTCCAGATCGTCAGCAGGCAAGCCGGGGGCGGGCCTATGCTCTTGGCGGTAAACGCCGGGGGTGTCCTCGTCCAGCCACACAGAAAACGGGTGACTGTCATCCGGTGCGCTCGTGCTGATAATCAAACACCGGCCACCGCGCTTGCCCAAGCCCGACAGCAAAGCATGCTCCAGATCGTCGCCTCGATCCGCTGGCCAGTGCCCGCGCTCGTCCATCAACACCAGCGTTGGCGCGGTGCCCAGAGCGTTGCGCCCCTCCGCAGCAATGGCCCGCAAGAAATGACTGCCCCGCTCGTCCTCGAACTCGATCTCCAGACGCGGGGAACGCCGGAACGTCAACCGCTCCTGAATATCCTCGGCAAGCCCCATGGCGAACTGCGCCGCAAAGTCCCACGCGATACGCGCCTGATCTCGCGTCCGCGCCGCAATGAGAACCTCACGCGACGGCTGATCGTCCCATTCCCCCAGCAATGACCCAAGCGCCAGACCAGCCGACAGGGCCGACTTGCCCGCGCCACGCCCGACAGACAGAACGCCGGTGTTGACGCTCTTGTCCAGAGCGCCCCGAACGAACTGCCGCTGAAACGGTGCCAGCTTCAACTTGCGCCCCGCTTTTGGGCCTTGCGGAACCTCCAGAGTCTCCAGAAACCGAATTGCGCGGGTGCTATCCTTCATGGCGTCACCTGCCCGCACAGCGCGAAAAGGAAAGTATCACCACCGGTTTCAGTCCAGAGCGAAAGTCTCGGCATTGGAACCAGATGCACGCACAGCGCCCCAGAGCTGGCCACACAGCGCCGTTGACGTGTTGCCGCGCCCATCATCATGCGCCCACGCTCACGCGCCTGTAACGCGCGCATATCCTTGCGGTGGACGGGGCCAAGCCGGGGGAATTGTCCATGTCGCCACGCCGATCATATAGGCGCAATGCCTGATCCAGTATGGCCAGCGACAGATCGCGGGGCAGTGCGGTGTCGTCTGCCCCATAGCCTGCCGTGTAGGTGATGCGGATCGCGCCTTGCGGTGCATCGGTGAAGGTGATGCTGGGGAAGCGGCCATGTTGCAGCGTCCAGCCCTCGGTGATCGTGGTGGTGGCGTCGTCGGTGATCAGCTCGACGGTGGGAACCTCGGCCGAGTCCACCGGGCCGATCGGCAGGGAAAGCGTGGTTCCTGGGTATGGCTCGGACTGAGCGACGATCTCTTGCGTGAACAGGGCCAGCGCCGCGTGTTGCTCGATCTCTTGAGCCGCCGCCTCGGCATAGCGCATGGCGCTTGCGGCCTCGACGCTTTCGATCCGCAGATGATCGGCGAGATCATCGGCAGTCACCGGGTCAGCCGTGGCAATGGGTGCGCGCTCGATCAACCTCATATTGTGCCCTGTATTAGGTCAGCGTTGCTTACCTATACCACATCTATGATAGGTCAGCAATACTTACCTATGTGATCTGGACAGACTCCCGCACCCGCTACTTCCCCCCGCCTAAGGCATGCAGGCCAGTCTGGCCCGACTTGGGGAAAGTCCCTGCGCTGCCTCGATCCGTATCCACGCGATGCCCGTGTCGTGGGCCAGCCGCTTCCCCGCAGGCTTTTCTCCTGCCCCGCCCTTTGCAGCTCTGCGCCGGTGCGGTCCCCGATCTGTCACGGCTCATTTTGGGCCTTCACCAGCCGGTGGGTTATAGTGTCGCGTTTCTGAGCGGGCCTAGCAGGAGCCGGTTCCGCTCGGGGTGGGTTAAAAGTCCCCGGATCGTCATAAGCCCATTGATGTCGCTCAACGGTCAAAGGCTAGGGCGAGTTGGGGGGATATGCCCGGTCTGGCCGGTCTGCTCCGGTGGGTTGACGCTCCAGCACCACGCCCATGATGCTGGGGCGCGGTGCGCTACCTCGCTGGCAAAAGCAGCGTGGTTATCTGTTCGCGTTCGGCCTTCTCGACATCGCAGTCCTCAAGGTATTGTTCCGGGTCGATGTGCTGCCAAAGCGCATCTTTGAGAATGTCCGCGATGATGTTCGGGGGCAGTGCTTCAAGCTGGCATGTGCCGCCGTTCCAATTCTTGGAATGGGTGCCGGCCTTCGCTGGCGCCGTGGGCAGATCGTATTCGGCCACTTGCTCGCGGGTCAGCGCGATACGGTGAAAGTCCACACTCACCAGCCCGTGCGGTCGGTCGGCTTCGACAAAGGCGGTCACGTCCTGCGCCACGCTATCGAAGATCGAAACGCCGCTCGGGTCATAATCGCCCAGGTGCAGGATGATCGCGGGCTTCTCGATCCTGACAATACGGTCGGCCAAATCCTTCTTGGAAGTCAGGCTATCAAAGCCGCCCGACGAATAAGCCCGCACTGAAAAGGGGGCAGATACATCGTCGATCTGAGGCAACATGCCTGCCGCCTCACACCAGACCTCTATGTGAATGTCTTGTCCGGCCAGCTTGTTGCGGGTGTATCGCTGGCCCATGCTGCGCACATGGCGCAGGAAGTCGTCGCGGTCGTCGAAGTGATCGCGGTGATAGGTGGCCACTCCATCGTCGCGTATGGCACGAAACGGGATCAACCCGCCGCGCCGCGCATTGGCCAGATGGTTGCACAAGCGGCCATAAGCGGATTCGCTCTTGTCGTATCCGTGCGCCCCCACCATGCGGTAGAAGATTTGCCGACAGGTCAGGGGCCAGTATTGGCGATACTCATCCAACACCGCCTGCGCCTGATCGAGTAGTGCACGGGTCTTGGCATAGGGGCGGTAATCACTGATGTATCCGCGCGCCCTGCCAGATTTACAGCCAGCCGCGATTTCCTCGATACGCCCAGTCAT